TTCTGTTACGTTCGGTCGTGGCGAAGATGACAAGGCACAACAATTGTTGGACCTTGCGGCGTCAAAAGGTTTTAATCCGCATCAAAAATCTGATGTAGCTTGGAACACTTTGACAGCCTTATTTCAGGAGCGTGTCGAGTCCGGGCTCGACATGCCTTCTGAAGTCTTTAGTACTTGGATTAAAGACACAACTAAAATAACCCGTAAATAATGGAGAATGAGTAATGGCTAATGAAGCGATGGTACAAAAACCGTTGACTAGTAGTTCAGTAGCTTTGTTTGGAGATGATCTAGACAAAGGTTTTGAAAATATGACGCAGCATGATTTTGCGTTACCTTTCATAAGAATACTTGGTCAACTATCACCACAGGTAACTGAAGGTGATTCTAAATATGTTAATGGTGCTAAACCAGGTAACATATATAATACAGTTACGAATGAACTGTATGATGGTAAAATAGGAATTAAAGTTATTCCTTGTTACTATAAGAAAGACTATCCAGAATGGTCTGAAAGAGGAGAAGGATCTGCAGCTCCTATTGCACTCCACTCACCTAACAGTCCAGTGATAGCTACAGGTAAGAGAGAAGGATCTAAAATTAGATTACCTAACGGTAACTATTTAGAAGAAACTGCTTCTTACTATGTAATGGTAGGAACTAAAGCGGGTGGTTATACTCCAGCTTTAATTACCATGAAGTCAACACAACTAAATGTAAGCAAGAAGTGGAACGCAATGATGAAAACTGTTCAGATTTCTGACGGTAAAGGCGGATTTGCAGTTCCTCCAATGCACGGTGTTGTATACAACTTATCATCTAACTTACAAAAAAATGATAAAGGTAGTTGGTATGGTTGGGTAGTAACACAAGATCGAATTCTAGACACAAAAGATAAATCTTTGTACTTAAGTGCAAAAGGTTTTTCTGGTGATGTCAAAAAAGGATCGGTGCAAACAAGAGCTGATGTAGAAGAGAAGATAATCGAGAACGTACCGTTCTAGATTAATTAAGAAACGGGGCCCCTTAATTGGGGCTCCAACTAAAATTGTTGTATGAAAGAAAAATTCAAAGAAATATTTACTGGCTTGCAAACAGCTTATGGCCAGTATCAAAAAGGAGAACGTAGTGAAAACGGAAAACAAAAAGGAAAAGCATTTATTGTTAGAAAACAGATTACTGACAATCTTTGGGAAGACCATCTTAACGGTGTTGATCCTGCTCTCGGTATTATTCCTATCAACGAAGATAATAATTGTAAGTGGGGTTGTATTGACGTTGATCAATATAATCTTGATCACACTTCCATCGTAAAAAAGATAAGAAATTTAAAATTACCACTGATTCTATTTAGATCTAAATCAGGTGGAGCACACATATTTTTATTCACAAAAGAATTTATACCTGCATCGTTAATGCAGACTACATTAAAAAAGATTTCAGACACATTAGGATATGAAGGAGTTGAGATATTTCCTAAACAAACTGAAATACTTGTGGAACGTGGGGACACAGGTAATTTTTTAAACCTTCCCTACCATAACCAAACAAAAGGATTAAGATATGCGTTTAATGATGATGGGTCTGCTGCGTCGCTTGAAGAGTTTTATAAGTTGTACGAAACACACGCGCAAACCAAAGAAGAAGTTGAAAAAATTGAAATCAAAGAAAAGAAGATAGATGAAGCATTTAAAGATGGGCCTCCATGTTTAAATAAATTAGCTAGAGATGGTTTTGGTGAAGGATCTAGGAATAATGCATTGTTTAATGTTGCCATATACTACAAACAATCTGACCCAGATATTTGGCAAGATAAAGTTGTTGCTGCTAATATAAAGTTCATGGACCCACCTTTAAGTAATGGTGAAGTACAACAATTATTAAAATCTTTAGGTAAGAAAGGTTATGATAAATACAGATGTAAACTCCCTCCAATACAACAAGTTTGTAATTCAGCTTTATGTAGAACTAAAAAATTTGGCGTAGGATCTGATCAAGAAGCAATGCCTTTATTAGGTAATCTAACTAAATATGATTCTAATCCACCACAATACTTTTTAGATATTGGTGAAGGTGAAACTCAAAAGAGAATTGAATTAAAAGCAGAACATTTAGCTAATCCAGCTTTATTTGCATTAGCTGCATTAGAGAAAGCAGATTTAGTTATACCGAGATTAAAAGAAAAAGATTGGAGAGAAGTATTTTTAAAACCACTAATGGATAATTTACAAACAGTTGAAGCATTAGAATCTTTAGATCCTAAAAATCAATTAACAGCTTTATTACAGGATTGGACAACTAATAGACAGAACGCAAGAACTATGGATGACGTATTTAACAAGCTTCCATACACAGATGAGAAAAGAGAATTTACATATTTCAGGATGGATGATTTTTATAATTTTTGTAAGAAGAATCATTGGGAAATGGATAAAGCAAAGACAGGTAATTTAATTAAACAATTAGATAAAATATTTGTTTCTGAAATTAGAACAAAAGTAAAAGGTCAAGAACCTAGATTAATTAAAATTAATACGATGAAGAAGTTAGATGCATCTAGTACACAAGTTAAATATCAAGAACAACATTTTTAATGGAAATAGGAATTAACTGGTATTTAAAATATAGATTATTAAAAAAGGAATTAGAGAAAATAAAACTACAAAAAGAAATATTAGAAAGGAGGTTAAAGAAATATGAAAACAATAATACTAGGTCCACCAGGAACAGGAAAGACAACAACATTGTTAAATTTAGTAGATGAATTCATTAAGCAGGGAACAAGACCAAAGGAGATAGGTTACTTTTCTTTTACTAAAAAGGCAGCAAAGGAAGCAGCAACGCGAGCATCTGAAAAATTTGGGTTGAGCGCGGATCATGATTTAATATATTTTAGAACACTTCATTCTTTAGCTTTTAGGGTTTTAGGTATTACAAAAGATAAAATGATGAGTAGAGAAGATTACAGAGAATTTGGATTAAGATGTAATATTCCTATTAAGACTGCATCCCATTCAGATGAAGATGGTATTTTTAATTCTGATAATGAATATCTAACCATTATAAATACAGCAAGAGTTAAGAAGATGGATTTAATGGAGTGTTATGATTCGAGAAGTAATTTATTAGATATAGAAAGAGATACACTATTCTTATTAGACCAAGAACTTAAAAGATTTAAAAAAGAAAAAGGATTAAAGGATTTTACAGATCTATTAGATGATTTCGTAGAACAAGATTTAGCGCCAAAATTTAAAGTATTATTTATAGATGAAGCACAAGATTTATCTCATTTACAATGGGAAATGGTTAGATCTATTTGGAAGAAGGCTGAAAAAACTTATATTGCTGGAGATGATGACCAAGCAATATTTAGGTGGGCCGGAGCTGATGTAGATCACTTTATAGCATTAAGAGAGGAAGTAGATGAGATTAAGACACTTAATCAGTCTTATCGTATTCCTGGTGGCCCTATTCATGAATTATCCCAAAAAATTATATCTAGGGTTAAAAATAGATATGAAAAAGACTATAAACCACGCCAAGAAACAGGGTTATTAAGATTTTATACAGATATTACTCAAGTAGATATGTCTAAAGGTGAATGGACAGTGCTCGCATCAGCAAATTATTTTTTAGATGATGTCAAGGAGTTATGTGAGTTACAGGGTTGGTATTATCAACACAAAGGAATTAATTCTATTTCATTAGAATTATTATTAGCATTAAGTAATTGGGAAGATTTTAGAAATGGTTCAGCTTTAAATTATATACAAATTAAAAACATATATAGATATTTAGGTGCTAATATAACTCCTGGATATAGAGATGCTAAAACATTAAAGGCTGAAGAAAAATACACAATTAATGATTGTAAGCAGAATCATGGTTTACTTACTGATAAAGTATGGTATGAATCATTTGAGGGTGTAGACACAATTACTGAAAATTATATTCGTAATATGAGAGCTAATGGTGAGAAGATAAATAAGACTCCACGTATTCTTATGTCAACCATTCACGCTTTTAAAGGCGGTGAACGAGATAATCTTTGTGTTCTACTAGATTTAACATCCGCTGCGGTTAAACAAAGTGAAGAAGATCCAGATGATTTACATAGATTATATTACACAGCTTTTACAAGAGCTAAGAAAGAATTACATATTGTAGATCCAAGAGATTTTAACAAAGCATACACTATATGACAAATAAAGCATTTTTTAAACAAATAGGTGGTAAACATTATAAAGTAATGAAGATACAACCATCTGTATTTATTAATGAAAACGGTTTACCGTTCGCGGAAGGTAATGCAATTAAATATATTTGTAGACATAGATTAAAAGGTAAGAAGGAAGATATATTAAAAGCAATTCATTATTTAGAAATGATATTAGAGAGAGATTACAAGTGACACGTACCTTTCAACAAATATTATTTACACCACAAACAGAATGGGTGGTCCCGGAAGAATTAAAAGATCTTCGCGGTCATAAAGAAATAGCAGTTGATTTAGAGACCTGCGATCCGGAGTTAATGGAGCTAGGATCGGGGAACGTGGTTGGTCGTGGTAAGATAGTTGGTATTTCAGTAGCTGTAGAAGGTTGGGCAGCTTATTATCCAATAGCACACGAAGGTGGTGGCAACATGGATAAGAAATTAGTTTTAAATTGGTTACAAGATTTATTTAAACAAGATTCTACATTTATATTTCACAATGCAATGTATGATATCTGTTGGTTAAGATCATCAGGAATAACTCCTCCGGCTAAAATTGTAGATACAATGATAGCTGCATCATTGGTAAATGAAAATAGATGGAGTTTTAGATTAGATGCATTAGCAAAAGAATACGCAGGTATAGGTAAAGATGAAGCTGTATTACAAGCAGCAGCAAAAGAATATGGAATAGATGCTAAAAAAGATATGTGGAAACTTCCATCTATGTTTGTTGGTCAGTACGCTGAAAGAGATGCTGAATCAACTTTAAAACTTTGGCATAGAATGAAAGTAGAATTATCTGATCAAGATCTTTGGACTATATTTGATACAGAGACAAGATTATTTCCATGTCTTGTAGATATGAGATTTAAAGGTGTAAGAGTTGATGTTGAAAAAGCTGATAAAATTAAAAAAGAATTGATGGATAAGGAAAATAAAATAATCAATAAAATCAAAGACTTAACAGGTGTTTCTGTAGAATTATGGGCCGCATCATCCATTGCAAAAGTATTTGATGCTTTGAAATTACCATATGATAGAACAGAAAAAACTGGAGCTCCTAGCTTTACTAAAAACTTTTTATCAAATCATCCTAATGAAATTGCACAAGGAATTTCTTACGCACGAGAAATAAATAAAGCACATACAACTTTTATAGATACAATTGTAAAACATTCTCATAAAGGAAGAATTCATGCAGATATAAATCAAATTAGATCTGATCAAGGAGGAACTGTCACAGGTAGATTTTCAATGTCTAATCCTAATTTACAACAAATACCAGTAAGACATAAAGAACTAGGGCCATTAATTAGATCTTTATTTATTCCGGAAGAGAATCATAAGTGGGGAGTATTTGATTACTCACAACAAGAACCAAGAATATTAATTCATTATGCTAAACTACAAAGATTAGATGGTATAAATGAAATTGCACAAGCATATGAATCAGGTGAAGCAGATTTCCATAGTGCAGTTGCTAAAATGGCAGGAATAGAAAGATCTCAAGCTAAAACAATTAATCTTGGATTAATGTATGGTATGGGTAAAAATAAATTAATGGCTGAACTAGGTTTAATGAAAGAAGCAGCTGAAAAACTAATTGCTCAATATCACGCTAAAGCACCTTTTATAAAACAATTAATGCAAGCTGTTTCAAGAAGAGCAGATGAGTCTGGAAGAATAAGAACTTTGGGTGGAAGAGTTTGTCATTTTGATCTTTGGGAACCAACTACATTTGGTGCTGGATTTCCTAAAACACATGCTGAAGCATTAAAAGAATATGGTCCTGGAATTAAAAGAGCTGGAACATACAAAGCATTAAATAGATTAATACAAGGATCGGCAGCTGACATGACTAAACTATCTATAATTGCATTAAGTGAAAATGGAATTGTACCTCATATACAAATACATGATGAATTAGATGTATCTGTTGAACATAGTGAGCAAGCTAAACAAATTGTAGAGATTATGGAATCAGCTATTAAGTTAGAAATACCTAATAAAGTTGATTATGAATGTGGAAATAGTTGGGGATCAATAAAATAATATACAATGTCTTATTTAAATGCTAATATACCACCCATATACTGTAAAATAAGGAGAGAATATTTATATGACTTACGAGAACATCACGGCGAAACTGAAGATTGTGTGGTCTTTGCTATTGCAAGCATTCCAGGGCGTGCGATCTTATTTCATGCTTTACTTACGAATGGTGCAATATACTGGCGGCTTCCTATCAGTGCTTTTTTTCAAAGAGGAAACGGCAATAATGTGCATAAGACACAAGTGGAACATTCAAATATCGAAGATCTTCAGCTATGGAATTCATTTAGTTATTATCCTGCTGTTACTACTTTTGATTTTTTAATAGGGCAACGT